GGATCATTTAATGTACCTTACTTCGACACAGAAGAAGCAGCCCAACATGCAATCGACACGCTAGGTGATGAACTTAATATATTGTTGGAGGAATAAATGAAACACAACACAACAAACATAATACTCATGATGATAACCATCGCCCTATTCTGCATCTGGTTTGAAATGAGAAACCTAGATAAAAAACCGCAAGATGTCACCATTAAAATGGACTGGGGCATTGCCATCGAGGATACACAATTCCCGCCATTGTCAAAAAACAAACCATAAAACATAAGCCGCCTTAACGGGCGGTTTTTTTTGTGCTATAATTATAGACAAGAGGTGTGCTATGGTGATAGACGCGAGACATAGATTTGCTGCAAGAGTTAAAGAAACGTATTATTTGACGCTTAACGATGCGCAACGCCACGCGCTTTTTATTACATGGTACAAAGATAAAAGATTCGGCTTTTTAAAGGCTAAAATTTATTAGGGCAAAACAATTGAGTGATAAACTTACAATAAAACAAGAGAATTTCTGCATGGCCTATATTGAAACAGGCAATGCAAGCGAGGCATACCGCCGATCGTACAATGCTCAAAACATGACAGCAAAATCGATAAATGAAAAAGCCTCTGAGCTTTTGGCACACGTCAAGATCACGGCAAGGGTAAATAAATTAAAAGCCAAACACGCAGAAAAGCACGGTGTCACAGTAGAATCTCTTGTAAAAGAGCTTGAGGAAGCAAGGGTTATAGCAGCGAACGCAGAGCAATCAAGCGCGATGGTTTCGGCTACAATGGGCAAGGCAAAGCTTCATGGATTGGATGTGCAAAAGCATGATCATAGTTCATCTGATGGCTCAATGTCCCCCGTTACGTCCAGCGATAAAGAGGCACTTGCAAGATATATAAAGCAATTACAACCAAACAAGGAAAATAAAAATGCAGACGATTGAACATCTTGAAATGATGACGGCAAAGCAATTAAAAGGAATCGCGGAAAGCTTAGGAACAAATCCTAAAACTAACATTAGCAAGCCAGAGCTTGTGCAGTTTGTTTATGACATTCAACAGCCTAATGCGCCTGAAATTGCAGAAGAAAACGATGTAAAAGAAGAAATTGAAAAACCAAGCGATACAGTGGAACATATTGGGGAAATTCGCGCTACAATAGAAAACAATCTTGCGGGCGAGTTGATAGATATCGGCGAAGTTGACGCAGATAGTGCGCGCCTGTACATGGTTATGAATGATGCTGGTGACGTTGTTGCGGAGGGAACTATAAAAGTGCTGCATGAAAAAGCCGTTATTGGCGAGTATCATTTATCGGAATCATTATCTGTTAATCCTGTAAACGTAACAACGCCTGATGTAGAACACCCTGATAGGGTAAGTAATATCCAAAAGGCGCTGGATGCGTTATCAAATTATGGCCTTGCATATGAAATTAACGGCTCGACTGTAAAGCTCCGTCATGGCTCAAAGGCCATTACAACCACGCTTAATCAGCCAGCATTTAGGGTTATTCGTACGGCGGAATCTTTTTGCAATTTTAAATAAGGAATATGCTTTTGATTACCCTTACTGACGAGCAAAGGGCTATAAACGAGGCAACGCGCAATTCATTCGATATGTTTGCTCAAAGGTCATTTGTTTCCGTTGAAGGTGAATCTGCGAAGTATGAGTGGAACTGGCACATCGGCTGCATCGCAGAACACCTAGAGGCGGTTCATAAAGGCGAGATCCGCAAGCTTATAATTAACGTGCCGCCGCGAACTCTTAAAACATATTTGACCACTGTGGCTTTTCCTGCATGGGTGATGGGCAAAGAGCCTTATGCCAAATTTATAGGCACGTCATACGGTGGCGGCTTGATTGAAGATGCAATTGTTAATTGCAAAAACATTATGAAAGATGATTGGTATCGTCAATGCTTTCCAGAAACAATCATTGACCCAAAGCAAGATACAAAAACATATTTTAAAACAACTGGTCGCGGTCAATATTATGGCGCGGGCATTCTTGGCACAATTACAGGCAAGGGCGCGGACTACGTTATATGTGATGACCCGTTAAAGCCTGATGAAGCATTATCCGATACAATCCGCGTAGATACAAACAAGGCTATTCGTAACACATTATTCTCACGCTTTAATGACCCTCGTGTTGGTAAGTTTATACTTATCATGCAACGGCTGCATGAGGATGATCCAACAGGCAACCTGTTGCAAGATCAAGGCTATCATCTGCTTAAACTTCCAGCCGAGGCTATAGATCGCCCGACTATCGTAACGCTTGGCGAAAAGTTCTGGACAATGAAAAAGGGTGATTTGCTATTCCCTGATAGATTAACTCGCGAAGTTTTAGACGAAAAACGCCAAGACATGCTGGACTACAACTATGTAGGGCAGATGTTGCAAGAGCCTGTACCATTGGGCGGCGGTGAGTTTAACGACTCATGGATTAATTATTACGATAAGTCTGGAATACATGCTTCCGAGATGAATATATTTATTCTTTGCGATGCGGCTGGCGGTGAAGAAACGCAGAAAAAGAAAAAGAAAAATTCGGATTGGACATCCTTCATGGTGATTGGCCTACATAACGATAATAATTATTATTTGCTCGATGCCGTGCGCGACAAGCTTAATCCTACGGAACGCATTGACAAGCTATTCGATCTTCACAGAACATGGAACGGCATTACAGGTAGGCCGCCTAAGGTTGGCTATGAGAAATACGGACTTATGACTGACACGCATTATATTCGTGAAGTGCAACGGCAAACAGGATACAGATTTCCGCTGGTAGAGCTTGGCGGTAAAATGTCAAAAGAAGATAGAATTCGCCGCATGATACCTGATTTGCAAATAGGCCGCTGGTGGTTTCCTGACAGCTTAAACTATACCGATTACGAAGGCCGTACAATTGATCTTGTACGCGAAATTGTGAAATCTGAAATGAAGACATTCCCAAGGGCGCGTTATGATGATATGCTAGACGCTATGACGCGTATATATGACGATGGCCTAATGGCCTCATTCCCTAGAATTAAAACCAAGCCAAGGAGCGATTCATCTTCTAGAGGTTATAGCAGCTTTATGGATTTTTAAATGCAGAAACTTGAAGAAGGCGGCGAGAAAAGAACAAAATGCCCGTATGATGTTGAAGTCATACAACGGTGTAATTTTGGCGTACATACTATAGCAGTTGAAAAACTTGGTATAGAGGTGTGGAAAGGCAATTTAATGGAATTCCCCTCATGGGAATCGGCCTTCGAAAAGGCCATGCAAAAGGTAGGGATGTAATGAAAACGACAAAAGCAATAGCGGCACAATTTAAAAAGCAAAAAAACATAAGCGATAGTAAGCTATCCAAGCAATACAAGAATACAAAGAAATGCCAAGCATTTAAAGCCGCTGATTTTATGTCTTATCAAGATAGCGTCGAAATTACGGACGTTAGAGGCGAAACTAAAAAAGCAATGGTTCAATCTAGTAAAGTTAGCCCTTACGTTAATGCAGTTAAAGGCTTTATGGCACAAAACCGCCGCCGCCAAAAATATGAGGCACGGATACAAAATAATTCATTACAAGAAGTTTTCTCACAATACGCAAACTCTATATCATCATACGTGCGAGACAATGCGGACGCGGATCAAGTTGAAACGCAGCAAGATGGCGACATGCTTATAAACGGTTACGGGGCTACAGAAACAGCTTTATCTTATGGTGTAGGGCATGCGTCAAGCGATGCAGATGGCGAAATTATGATAGGCCGCCTTGACCCTTTAACATTAGGATGGGATCCGTACGCGCGCGCAACAAACCTTCTTGACGGGCGTTGGGTGTTTTACTCAAGAGAATATGAGCTTGACGAAGCCAAGGAATTATTTTCCACAAATGATGAAAATGATTTTGAAGCGGCTGGCGATAGTGAGAACGCTGGCGATTACGAATATTTCCCTTATGGCGGCCTTTATGACAAGATTGCCCCGCTTGAGTGGACAAGCAAAGATGACAATATGGTTAAAGTATATTTCTATCAATGGTATGATGTTGAGCCGTATTTTAAAGCGGAAAACCCTCTTGTAAATATTCAAGACCCTATGGTTATAGAGGCTATACAATCTTTTTTTGATATGATTATCGAGCAGTCCGATGATGATGCGTTCAATCCTGATGACGATGTTATCGTGTTTGACGCTAAGACAAAGGCGGAATTGATTGAATACTTTGGTGATCTTATGCCAGATGTTTTTGAATTTAAACGCAAAGTTTATTACACGGCTGTTTTGTCTGGTGAAAGCGTATTCACGGCTTATAAGTCTGTATCACAGCAAGGCTTTACAGTGCAGTTTAAAACTGGCGATTATGATGCGTCAAATAACATCTGGACGGGCATGGTTAATCCTATGATGGATCCCGTCATGTATTACAATAAGGCTTTGACCGAGCTTATGTTTACAATTGCGGCAAATTCTAAAGGTGGCGTTATGTATGAGGAAGGCGCGGTTAATGATATACGCGACTTTGAAGCGAAATATTCTAAGACGGATGCGGCGATAGAAGTTGCGGAGGGGGCTTTGTCTGGCGGCAGAATACAAGCCAAGGCAACACCTGCTTTTCCTACTGGCTTAAATGATGTTGTCGGCATTGCCGATCAAGCCCTTGCTGATGTGAATGGCTTTGACGTTACATTTATGGGGTCACGTGAATTTGCAAACGATACAGCGACATTCCAGCGTCAACGCGTTAAACAGGCGATATCATTGCTTGCGTGCTATTTTGACGCGGCGGCTTTGTACCAAAAAAGACAGGCGCGTATTATGCTTGACCTTATGCGCGTTTTTGTCGAAAATAATCAAGGCATGGCGGTTCGCGTTATTGGTGAAGAAGGCAAGGCTATGTTCTTGCAGCTTGCATCTAAGCAGCTAAGTGCAGAATATGATGTATATATCAGTGAAGCACCTTTAACGGCGCAAGATAAACAGGAACAGGCCGAAGTGCTAATTGCCATGGGTGATAAAGTAGCTATGACTGACCCTGCCGCATCTAAAGCAATGTATTCAATGGCTGCGGAGCTTATGCCTCTTGACTTATCTATGAAAGAGCGCATTAGAGAGGTGTTTAATCCAGAAAAAGCAGCTATTGATCCGCAGTACGTACAACAGCTTGAAGCCATGATAGAGAAACTAAAATCAGAGGGCAATCAAGCGCAAATTAACAAGACTATTGCAAGTGCCGAGCTGGACAAAGCTAGGGCGCAAGAGACAATCGAAAAAGTTAATAAGACGGCGGCTGAAACGGGTAAAACGTTAGCTCAGACAACTGACACACTAGAGAGCGCGCGAAATAAATCACTGGAGAATGATATCATCGGTTCAAACGGTTACACAGACGTAAGCGTGAACATTTAACTTTTTATTAACCAAGACGAGAGGCGAACAATATGAGTTTAGAAAAAGAAATCAAAAAACAAGAAGAAGAACTGGCGGCGTTAGAGGCTGAGGAAAACACAGAAGTCGAAGATGCTGTGGTTGCGGATGATGACGATCCTGAAACAGAGGAATCCGAAGATAAAGAGATCGAAGATGATGACGATTCCGACAGTGAGGAAGAACAGGACGAGCCAGCAGCGGAAGAAGAAAAACCTGTTGAAAATCCTAACGATGTAAACGCACGCTTGCGCGTTGAGCGATCGCGCAGGTTAAAGCTTGAAGAAGAATTGGCACATTTTAAGCGTGATAGCGCACAAGCAAGGCCACAAGAGCAGCCAACGGCAGAACAACCAAGAGAAACAGTTGAGCAACGTTTAGATCGCATGGAGAGATCCGAATATACAAAAACCCTTCACCAACAGGCTGCGCAAGAATTGTCTGATATTGAAACAGAGTTTTCTAAGACATCTCCTGATTATGAAGTTGCGTCAAAGCACATGATTGGATCTATGTATAACGGGGTGAAGGCGGCTAATCCAGATTACAGCGATAATCAAGCGGCTGAGTTCTTGCAAAAGCAAATTATGACGATGGCAAGTCGCGCTGTCCAAAATGGGCAAAACCCTGCCGAGGTGTTTTATAACATGGCTTTTGAAAGATACGGTTATAACCCACAAGAGGCAAAGCCTAAGATAGATAAAGCGGCGAATTTAAAGAACGTTGCAAAAAATAAAAAGCGTTCTGCGTCTGGTTTATCTGGGGGTGGACAGTCTGCTGGTTCTCGTGTTACAATGCAGGAGGCTAATAATCTTGACTTGGCTGATTTTGGCAAAATGTCTGAATCTGAAATAGACGCATTAATCGCGCAAGCAGAGTAATATTATTAACTAACACCGCACGTCTTAGGACGTGTGAGTGCCTACCAAGGCTTTAAAGTGGCGATTGCGTAAACGTAAATACGCCTCAAATGTCGCTGGGGTCGCGCCCTTAAAAACGCAGTCGCGTTACCCGATGCGAAACAAATATTCGGTGCCAAAAGACGTTTGGAGTTAATGTTTTTT